AAAGACCAACGATGAGGCCTTGGAATATGGCAACCGTATCCTGAGTGAATACAAGTATGCTGACGACAAAGTCTGCTGGATTATTACCGAAGGGGACAGATCGATAACCACCGTCCTTCTGCCATCCGATTATTAACACCTAAGCAAGAGCCCCTCACCGTAGGGGCTCTTCTACGTGCCTGAGAATGCCTGAAAACGAGCTACAAGACCCCACTTAATATCACCTACCCCCATTAATGACTATGAGCGAAATCAGCCCAGAACAAGCCAATTTAATACTTAACGCTGACTTCAAGAATCTTGTCTCCAAGGTTAAGAAAGGGCAGCCTCTCACGCAAGCTGAACGTCAGCTCATCAAATCTAGCGCCTCAGGAGATTCCGACTTAAGCATGAGCGAAACGCCTACGATAGTAGCCCTCGCAAATGCACTCGGGGTGAGCCGCAGAAGCATCAGCAATTGGCGTAAGCTTGAAGGTAGCCCTACACCCGCAGCCAATGGCACCCACGATGTCGTAGCATGGCGTAATTTCATGAATACTAGGCAGCTTAAACCAGAGATTGGCGATAGTGAAGAGACATTACGCTATCGCAAGTTAGCGGCTGAAGTCGAAGAGCGGGAACTACGTATTGCATTGCGGCGCGGTGACGTTATTCAACGCGAAGCAGTGCGTCAGAGCTGGCTTGAGCGATCGGGACGAGTCACATCCATCATGCGTGCCAAATTTGAGAAAGAGCTCCCACCCTTACTCGTAGGGTTCGAAGCCCCTGAAATTGCTGAAAAGCTGAGCAAAGCCCTCGATGAAATCCTCGAAGAACTGCACGACATCCGTAAAAGCAGCCTTACGCCATAAGCATAAAAAATGGACAAAAGTCTCAATAATATGCGCAAAAAAGTTTCAACAAAGCCCCTCAAAGCTCCCTCCGTGCTTGAAGCTCGCTTTATGAAATTATGGGACGTTTTGAATGGCCCTCCACTTGAGCGCGAATATAAATTCGCCCCAAACAGGCGTTGGCGAGCAGACTTTGTACAGCAAGAAGCGCGTATTCTCATTGAAATTGAAGGTGGCGTATGGAACAGTGGTCGACACCTCACAGCTAAAGGCTTTTTGAATGATGCCGAAAAGTACCTTGCGGCAACGCTACAAGGCTGGACAGTACTACGCCTCACCGTTGGTCAACTCAACACTGAAAACATTCAAATAGTCATTGCCTATGTCCGAAACCGTCTCAAATAAAGAGGAAGAATTCCTTGACGAGCTATGGAGCGCAGCATGGAGACCACCCGACCGTCAACCAGTCTGGGCATGGGCGGAGCAGCACATTGAAGCTATCCCATACAGTCCTATGCCTGGGAGATTTCGTATTGAAAACTCTCCTCAAATCCGTGAGGTGATGCAGGAGATAGTCAACCCGAAAACACGTCTTATCAGCATCATGGCAAGCGTGCAGAGCGGCAAAACAATGGCACCAGAAATCACGCTTAACTACATCATTGCAAATCTACCAGGTCCCACCCTATGGCTCTGCCAAACGGACGATGACGCGCGCGATGTTTCCGAATCCCGCATGCAAAAACTCTTCGATAACTGCGCCCCCGTGAAGGCGCTATACCCTCAAGATAAAAACAAGAAGCGTAACACTACAATCCACTTCGCGAACGGCATGACGCTGTGGATGAAAGGAGCATATAACCGAAAGAACCTGCAAACACGCTCCATTCGATGGCTCATCGGTGATGAAACATGGCTTTGGCCAGAAGGGCATATGGCAGAAGCTGAGGCACGTGTCACAGCCTTTGGTTGGCTGGGAAAATGTGTTTTCATGAGTCAAGGTGGCTTTGCGGGCGATGACACTCAAAAGAAATTTGAGACAACCGACAAACGCGAATGGCACTACCAATGCCCTGAATGCTTACAATGGCAGCCCTTCCTCTGGGAATGCATCAAATGGCCTAAAGATCTCTGTGACGCTGACGGAGAGTTTGATTTCAACCTTTTGCGCCGCCAAACACGCCTTCAATGCAGCCATTGTGAGCATGAGTTCATTGACTCAGACGGCACACGCAGAAAGCACAATTCCACAGCAAAGTTTGTGCGCATGAACCCAAAAGCAGCAACTGAATATGTGGGGTTTCATTGGAATGCGCTCTGCTCTATGCCTTGGGGTATGTTGGCCGAGCTCTACCTACGAGCCAAGCTTGCCTCCAAGAAGGGCGATTTTAGCCAGCTTCAGCAGTTTTACCAAAAACGCCTAGGCCTCGCATGGGATGAATTCAGAGAAGACTACAAGATTGAACTCGTTCCCAGTGACTACCACATGGGCGATGAGTGGGCTGATGAAGGACAGATTGGCGGCATCCCCCTCCGTGTACTGACAGTGGACGTGCAACGAGATCACTTCTTTCTTGTCGTGCGCTCATGGAGCCACGCAGGAGCATCTCGAATGATGCACTGCGCCAAGGTGCTCAGTTATGATGAAATTGCCGACACCGCAAGACGCATGGGCGTTCACCCTAGCCTTGCCTTTGTAGATGCAGGCTACAACACCTATGAAGTCTACTCCAAATGTGCCGAAAACGGCTGGATAGCCCTCATGGGCGATGCGCGTTCTACGTTCCCTCATGGTATCAAGGGTAGCAAGAGCCGCGGAGCTGTGGAACGCTTGTATTCCCCGAAGCGCAAAGTAAACTTAGGCAGACAGTCCAATGGCAAAGATAAAATCGCGCAAATGTTCTTTTGGAGTAACCTCAATATCAAGGACACACTCGCACACCTACGCAAAAACACAGATGGCGCGACTTGGGAAGTACCAATCGATAGCCCCGTGGATTACCTTAAGATGCTCGATAGCGAGTACAGGGTACACGAGCGCGGACGATGGACCTGGAAGCAAATTGGCAAGCGCCCCAATCATTACCTTGACTGTGAAGCGATGCAAGTAGTAGCAGCTACTATGCTCAAAATCATCGGAGCTGAGAGCGTTGGTGCGATTGGGGATGATTCTGTACCGCGTGGTTAATTCTCAAAAAATTGACAACTCCGCATATAGTATGGACAACACACCTAATATCTACTGCGCTCATACCGAAATGGTGGACACGGCATCACTGATTGAGAATCCCCGCAACCCCAACCATCATCCAGAAAATCAAGTTGTCGCACTTGCCAAAATCATCAAGCACCAAGGCTGGCGCAATGCTATTGTGGTGAGCAGGCGATCTGGATTTATCGTCAAGGGGCACGGTCGCCTTTTATCTGCCAAAATGCTCAAATTGGAGCAAGTGCCTGTTGATTACCAAGATTATGAAAATGAGGCCTCAGAGTGGGCTGATATGGTGGCAGATAACCGTATTGCCGAGCTCTCAGAAATCGACAAGGGCGAACTAGCCAATATTTTAGGAGAGTTGGATGGGCAGCTTGACTTGGAGCTCACTGGCTTTGATTCCACAGAGCTGAATGACATACTCGCCTATGCCGATATTCCTGATGAGATAGAACTAAACGCCGAGAATACAGCACCAAGCCCGCAGACCCATATTTCATATGGCAATCGAAAGTTCTTCATGCAGGAAGACGAGGTGGAACGTTTTGAGGCTTTCATGAATGCCTTCTTCCAGAAGAACGGAAACGGTATTGGGCTTGTCATGGAGATTCTTAGCCATGGAGACGCCCGCTATGCGAACTGAGTTCATCGAGCAATTCCCGCTGGAAGAACTCAAGCCTGCGGATTACAACCCACGTAAAATTGAAGAGGATAAGTTTCTCCTGCTTCAAAAGAGCTTAAGGCAGTTCGGGATGATAAAGCCAGTGATTGTCAATGGCGACAATGGCATCTTGACGGCAGGTCACCAACGCACCAGAGCCCTGAAATCTATTGGCATGACACATTGCCCCGCTATCCGCATCAAGGGCATCACGCGCGCGGACGAAATCAATTTTAACCTTTTCCACAATAGCATTGAGACCAATAAAACCCCAGTGCGCGTGGACGTGAGAAGTACAGCTCAAATTCCAGACAGCTATCAATTTATCCCACATACCGTGCTGAGCTATAAGCGCAACAAAAATGCGCTTGTCATCAAAAACATGGGAGACCTCATCACACGATACGGCGAATGGGGGAGCATCGTCTGTAGCGAAGATGGACGCGTTTTGCTCAATTCAGATTATGCTGTGGCATCCCACCAGAACCGCTGTGGCATGATTTGCTATATGCTCCCCAAGGAGCGCGAGCGCGAGATGATACGTTACCTCGGCTATGATTATGGACAGTATTTCTACGATGATTTAGGCATGAAAAGCTACAACCAGCTTCATTGCCAGATGAACCGACTTAAAGGTAAAAAGAAGCGCAAAATTACCTCCACACTCTATGAGGGCTATGTGATGCCTGAATTGAGTAAAAAGGCTAAACCGTTAGACTTCGGAGCGGGACGTTGCGCTTATGTCCAGTTGCTTGCATCTGAAGGCTATGACATCTGCGCTTACGAGCCACATTTCCAAGTTGCCCACAAGCTCAATGTGCGGGAGGTGGTTCGACAAATTAACC